AAGACAATGCCCTGGAGGGAGTTAATTAAAGTAGCCTCTGCTAGAAAATTATTTAAACCTGGGGCGACCAGAGAGCAGACGGTTGAGATAATGGAGGATTATGACAGAACGCGAGAAATTATACAGAAACCTTCTAATTAAGAAGAAAAGGCGTGGATTAGAGGATTTATTTTTTTTTAACAAATACATTTTAGAATCGGAGGAGCGTCGTAGAGACCTTCTCGTAAAGCACGTCCACCAAGAGTGGACTGATTGGTATTATAACTCTAAGAGCAGGATTAAGATGATTCTCGTCCCCCGAGCTTGTTTCAAAAGTACATTCTTCACTGTAGGCAGAACCATACAAGCCTTGTGTCAGAATAGAGATAGCAGGGTTCTAATAGCCAACGCCAACCTTAATAACGCACAGAAATTCTTATCAGAGATGAAAGACCACCTGAGAAAAAATCCTGAGCTTATCAAGCTATATGGGAAGTTCTACGATAAAAAGCGGTGGAATCTTGATGAGTTCGATATTCTTGGTAAGGGGCTTGGAATCAAGGAAGCCTCCGTTACAGCCGTAGGGGTAGGGGGGAATTTGGTTTCTCAGCACTATTCCGCCATAATTTGTGATGATCTTGTAAATCTTGAGAATTCCTCGACCCGCTATCAATCAGAGAAGGTAATAGATTGGTGGAAAAGAGCATTCAGTTTACTTGATTATGATGGTGAGATGATAATAATTGGATGTTTAACTGAGGATAGCAAGGTTTTAATGGGTAACGGCACTTGGAAAAGGATTGTTGATATTAAAGTTGGGGAAGAAGTTTGGTCTTTCGATAAAAACATAAAAGGCTCCAATGACAGAAAGAAGTTAATAAAGAAAAAGGTTGAGGCTGTTATACCCCAAGGTAAATCGGAGGTTCTAGAAGTGAAAACCAAGAGACACTCTTTAAAAGCTACCCCAAATCATCCATTTTTAACGGTTTCTAACGATAAGAACCTTGTCTGGAAAAAGGCGGAGGAATTAAAAAAGGGAGATAACGTTGTAACTGTAAAGCAGGTTAGTACTATTACTACTAAAAGGTGGTTTGGTAAAAAAATGGGGTTGGACTTTTTATGGTTGCTTGGCTTTTTATTTGGGGATGGGTGGGTAACTAAAACCAAGAAAACTAAATCAAGATCGGAGTCTTGGTGTGTTTGTTGCTCTTTGGGGGTATATGAGGAACTAAACAATAAGATCAGGGGAATGTTCAAGAGATATTTCTTTAATAAGGTATATGAGACAAAGGGCGGTTATATAAGGGTCGATTGTAACAAGGCGGGCAGGGAATTGAATAGCCTTGGTTTAAAAGAGTCTTGTGGTGCCAAGTCCAAGAGAATACCAGAGTGGGTTTTTAAACTAGAGCCGTATGAAAAAAGGGCATTTATAAAAGGTATTGAAGATGCTGACGGTACAGTTTTAAAGAATGGGAGTAGGATCGAACTTTCAAGTAGTGGTTTAATAGAGGATTTGTATTATTTATCTTTGACGTGTGGGATTAAGCCCTCTCATATTTACAAAAGAACCAGACTTATAAAAGCACCTAATAGTAAAGACAAGGTTTTATCCAAAACTTCGTCTCTTAGCTTAATGTATTATGGAGATCCAGATAATAACAATAAGGTTACATTATCTGAAAGGCAAACAAGGCTTAGGGGTTGTAGGGTAGAAAAGGTCGTATCTATAGATAGGGTTGGTGTAGAGGATGTGTTTGATTTAACTGTGGCGGATACACACAACTTTATATCTGAAGGATTTATTGTTCACAATACACGCTGGTCATATTACGAACTCTACTCTTGGATTGTTGAAAAATACGGGGAGAAGGTAGATACCTATATCCGTGGAGCCTATAACCCCGACGGCTCTTTGTATTTCCCAGAACTTTTGAGCGAGGAGAAGCTGGAGGAATTGCGCTCACTACAAGGTTCCTACATCTTTTCAAGTTTTTATTTGAATGATCCAGTTGACGAGGAGTCATCGCTGATTAAGAGAAGCCAGTTAAAGTATTGGGGGGATGGGGATGCGAACCTGCCAAGAACCCTAAACATCTTCGCTGTCTGCGACCCTGCCGTCAGTCAGGCAGTTAGGGCAGATGAGTCCTCTATTGTAATAGTTGGAGTGGATGCCGAGAATAATTGGTGGGTTCTTGAAACTAGAAGTGGGAAGTGGAAAACAGACGAATTGATAGAACAGCTCTTTGCTGTCAAGAAACAATGGAACCCTCAAACAATGACGATAGAGGTCATTGGACAAGCACAGGGGATTATGTTACCCATCCATGACGAGGAGAATCGCAGAAATGATTATCTCCCCTTACATGAAATCACCGTCAGACCCCCAATCAAGAAAGAGATACGGATTAGGTCTGTCCTTCAACCCAGATTTGAGAGGGGGAAGGTTTTTATAAAAAGAGATATGTTTGAATTTGAGGAACAGATTTTGAAGTTTCCTAGGGGAAAGAGAGATGATATGATCGACGCTACAACGGATATTGAGGAGATTTCTTTTTCTCCAGAGCTTCCAGTAGAACCTTTCAAGAGTTCTGGCAGTCACCTACAGGATTTGCTAACTAAAGAAGCTACAATCACCCCAGATTACTTTGACCCTTTCGAAGGTTACTATTAACAGTCTTCGATAAATAAGGTATAATTTCGGTATATGGAACTAATACTTTTAGCGGTCATTCTTTTTCAGTTTATTCTTGTGATTTATATGGATTCGCAAAATAGAGCGGAAAGGGAGAGACTACAGCTTAAACTTATGAGTAAGGATTTGGGCGATTATGTTTCTAGCACTGGGGAGGCCGAGGATAGCCCAAAGGAGGAACCAGACCCCTATATGAATGCATACGATGTAAGTGCCGATAGGATTGTGAACGCTAAGGAGACCGAGTGATTTATATAGACGCAAAAGAGTGGGGTAAAGCCTCTGATGAGGATAAAATCTCTTATTGTGAGTCCCTTCTAAACGATTCTAAGAAAGCCAGAGAGAGTAGATTTGATAAAGAGTGGTACTTGAACGATATGTTCGAGAACGGAAACCACTATATGAAATACAATACTGTTACTGGCACGTTAGACGCTAATCCCCCTAGGAAAAGAGGGGAAATTAGGATGGTTATCAATAAGGTTAGGTCTACTAAGAGAGCAATTCTCAACTATGTTATTAGAGAACAGCCAAAGTGGGAGACTGTCCCCGGTGATGTTGACGAGGAAACAGTACAAAATGCGAGGAGGGTTGGTAAAGTCCTAGATTACCTCTATAGAAGGTTACATCTTGAACAAATGGTTTGCGGTGTTGTTGATACAGGGCTCTCCAAGTCCGTTGGTATGGTAGAGATAGATTGGGATGAGGAAGCCGAGGGAGGTCTTGGTCAGGTTAGAATAAGATTGCACGACCCGTTCGATATTTGGCTAGACAGAAGGTCTCACTTATATGCTGGGAAGTATGTTGGAAGGTTTATTGCCAAAACACCAGTAAGAGCTGTCGCAGAAGTGAAGGCAGATAAGAGGTATGATGAGAAAACCCGAAAATTGGTTGAACCCGATGAGGAATTGGCGGTATCAAGGCTAAAAGCCAAGATAATCCGCAAGGAGATTGGCCCAGACGATGAGAAAGTCATTCCCACAGTTACTGTTAAAGAGTTTCTGCTTTGGGATGATGAGAAGAACGAGAATGGCGGAAGACTGAAGCTTTTTACTTACGCAGGAGATAAGATTTTGAGAGAGGAAGACCTAGACGAGGTCGACTACCCGATTTACATTTACCAGATTCAGATGAACCCTTTAAAGATTTACCAAAGAGCGTGGGTTACTGACGCTGTTCCTTTGAATAAAGCGATAGACCGTGCTGTTTCCCAAAAGATAGCCTATGCGAACCAAGCTCTAGTCTACAGAGTAATAGCAGAGAAGGGACACGGGGCAGGTGTAATGAGTAATGAGATGGGTGAGATATTAGAAATCAATAAGGGCAGGAACTTCGAACAAATGACGATGAACCCTCTCCCAGCGGGACTAGACTCTGTAACAGCAGAGCTTAACTCATACCTTGAGGATATATTGGGGGCACATGATGCCGCTTTGGGTAGGATGCCAACAGGGGCTAGGTCAGGAAAGACTTTAGAGGCAATACAGGCGGCAGACGCAAATAATTTGACAGGATTAACGACATCCCTAGAGTCCTTTTTAGCTGTTATAGGGGAAAAGATACTAAAGCTAGTGGCTACCAAGTATCAAGTTTCTAGGATAGCAAAACTCTCCGAACCAGAAGAAGGTCAGGACTCCATGAAGTTTATAGGAGAAGGAGCTACCCAGAAACC